AAAGTACCTAGACGATTATTATTTAAACAAATATAATGCTTGTATGTTGTGTTATATAAAGTATTTTGAGGGTAAAAATAAATGAAACTTGAAGATGTGCAGCAAGGTCTAAAGCAAGTTCAAGCAAAAAGCTTTGACGGCTCTCCTTTTAAGATTGGCTTAAAAAGAGAAGAGATTGATAAATATCATAGACGTGTTATGGATGGCTTTTCTGTATGCGTATGCGCTCCGAATAGAGTAATTATCAGCTATTCTTCAGAGTGCAAATTAGCTGATGTTCACAAGAAAAATAAGTTCGAAAGCGATGCTTACGATATGGTTGAGAAGGTCAAGAAATTCCTTAAAAAAGAGTTTAAGAAAGAGACGGGAAAAGCCCTAAACCTTCGTCAAGTAAAAAAGAACGACATTCATGTTGAATATGTTTCAAGAACAGTTTGTCATTTTAAGGTATCAGTAGAATTTACCACAAATGTTGAGAATTCAAAGGTAACAGATAGCGATCTAGAGAGATCAAGAGAAGGAAAGAAAGAATTCCTTGCTTTAGGCGGTTGGAAAGCGTTTGTTAAAAAAGATTCAAAGGAATCTGATAAAGAAGATTAATAAATATGGCTTCTACAAAGAAAGAGACTCTTGAATTAACAAGAGAGGATAAGTTAAAAATTATTAGAAGATGCATGCAAGACCCTGCATTCTTCATTGAGAACTTCTGTACCGTATCTCACCCTATTCGCGGTGCTGTTCCTTTTAAGCTATATCCGTTTCAGAAAGATTGTCTAAAAGAATTTCAAGCAAATCGTTTTAATATTGTTCTTAAATCAAGACAGCTTGGCCTTTCAACAGTAACAGCAGCATATGTATCTTGGCTTCTATTATTTAAAGAACATAAATCTGTCCTAACAATTGCAACAAAGCTTGGAACAGCAGCTAACCTTGTCAAAAAGGTTAAGTTTATGATTTCGCAGCTTCCTTCTTGGCTTCTTATTAGCGAGATAACAAAGAATAACGCTAATATCCTTGAGCTTGCAAATGGCTCATTTATTAAAGCAGCATCAACATCAGGCGATGCCGGTCGTTCAGAAGCTTTGTCTTTGCTTGTAATCGACGAAGCCGCAATTATCGAGGGATTAGACGATCTATGGGCCGGTTTATATCCGACCATTTCTACTGGTGGTTCTTGTATTGCTATTTCATCACCAAAAGGTATTGGCAACTGGTTTCATAAGACTTGGGTTGACGCCCAAGAGGGAAAGAATGATTTTAAAACAATCATGTTGCCTTGGACTGTTCACCCTGAGAGAGATGAAGAATGGTTTAGAAACGAAACAAAGAACTTTAGCTTAAAGTACATTGCCCAAGAATATGAATGTAACTTTGACATGTCAGGCGATACATTCCTTGAAACATCAGATATTCTTTGGATGGAATCAATGGTTAAGCCTCCGAAGTATAAGACTGGTGACGAAGGAAGTATTTGGATTTGGAAAACATACGATCCAGCGAAGAAATACTTTTTAACTGCTGACGTTGCTAGAGGCGACGGATCAGATAATTCAACATTTATGGTATTTGAACAGAATACCTTTGAGTGTGTCGCAGAATTTTATGATAAAGTTAAACCTGATCATTTGGCTCTAAAGATTAGTGATATTGGTCGTGAATACGGAAATGCCTTATGTATAATTGAAAGTAATTCGTATGGTGACCATACATTAACTGAGCTTGAAAAACTTCAATACCCAAACATCTATTATTCATATGGCAATTCACACGAGATTGTTGATCCTAGCGATGTTTATGGCGCAACAAATGTAAAAGCAGGTTTATATACATCAACAAAGCTACGCTTGTTTATGATTTCAAAGCTTGAAGAGTATATTAGAAATAAAAATGTAACATTATACTCATCAAGACTTGTTGATGAAATGAAAAAGTTTATTTGGAAAAACGGCAAAGCCCAATCAGCGAAATCAGCAAACGATGACCTTATTATGAGTCTTGCATTAGCTTGTTATATCAAAGATATGATATTTCGTGTTAATGTTGGCGATCTAGAATACGACAAGGTTGCATTAAAATCAATCTTTGTTTCGTCAAATCAATTCAATGTCACAATGCCTGGTCAAATATCTACAGGTGTTCTTGATAAATTCGGAAACAAAATTATTAACGGAAAGTCTTTACAAAAAGAAAAAATAAGCAATAATATAAGATATTCAAGACAAATTTTTATAGGATAACAAATGGCAAGACGTTGGAAAAGCAATACAAAGAATCCTTATAATCCAGAAAATTATCTTTATAAAAGATTAACTAAGCTGTTTTCAGGACCGATCATCTCTTATCAAAGAAGAAATGTAAATTATCTTCGTGGCGATAAGATTAAGAACGGAAAGAAGCTTTTCAAGGATATGACCGGTAAAGAATTCCGTAAAATGTCATACGATCCGTTGAATTCCTATGAGCTTGCAACACTAGCATCAGCAAGAAGAGCCGAAAGATATCTAGATTTCGATCAGATGGAATTTATGAGTGAAATTCACAGAGCCCTTGACATCTTTGCTGATGAGGTTACCTATTCAAACGACTTCAAAAAAGTGATTCAAATTAAGTGTGATAACAACGACATTAAAGATCTTTTGGAAACACTTTTCTTTGACGTTCTTAATATTGAGCATAATCTATTTTCATGGGTAAGAACATTATGCAAATACGGCGACGCTTTTCTTTATCTTGATATTGACGATAGTATTGGCGTCAAAAGCGCTGTCCTTTTGCCAACGGCAGAGATTGAGCGTCTTGAAGGCGAAGACGAAACAAATCCGAATTATGTTCAGTTTCAATGGAACGCAGCAGCTTTAACTCTAGAAAGCTGGCAATTATGTCATTTTAGATTACTTGGAAACGATAAATATACTCCTTACGGAACGTCAGTTCTTGACCCGATCAGAAGAATTTGGCGTCAATTAACATTGCTTGAAGACGCTCTAATGGCTTACAGAATTGTTAGAGCACCGGAAAGACGTGTATTTAAGATTGAGGTCGGCGGAATTCCGCAGGATGACGTTGAGCAATTTATGGAAGAGGTTGTTACCTCAATCAAAAGACATAGATTGGTCGATCCAGAGACAGGCCGCATCGATTTAAAGAATAATTCATTATCAATTGATGAAGACTTTTTCTTTACTCAAAGAAACGGAAAGGGTTCAACTGTAGAATCATTACCTGGTGGTCAATTTACTGCTGGTGTAGAAGATGTTGAGTATTTTAGAGATAAACTTGTAGGCAGCTTAGGTATTCCGAGAACCTATCTTATTAGATCAAAAGATAGCCCTGAAGATAAGGCTACATTAGCTCAAAAAGATATAACATTTGCTAAGACAATTCAAAGAATTCAAAAGAGCATTGTATCTGAGCTTTTAAAGCTTGCACAAGTTCATCTTGTAACTTTAGGATACAAAGGCTCAGATCTTCTATCATTTGATATTAAGCTTAACAATCCGTCAACAATCTCAGAAATGATGGAGCTTGAGTATTTAAGATCCAAATTTGAGGTTGCACAGGCTGCCACAGAAGGCTATTTCTCAAGAAGATGGATTGCTCAAAATATCTTTAACATGTCTGATGATGAGTATGTCCGTAATAGACTTGAAATGATCACCGATAAGAAAATGGATAAAGAACTAGAAGAGATTGCTAATCCCGAAGAAGGCGGCGATTTAGGTGGCGGCCTTGGCGGCGGCGGAATGGGATCTGATTTGGGAAGCGGAATGGGCGGTGATGATATGCCAGATTTAGGTCCGGAAGGAGATATGGGTGGCGAACCAGCAGGCATTGACGATATTTCGCCAGAAGATGACGCAGGCGCAGGGGCCGATGATGGATTAGTTGGTGGCGTATTGTTCCCGACTAGCGGCGCAACAAGCGCAGGTGGCAATGCGGATCCGAATAATAAGATCTAAAGGAAAGAGATATACTCCTGTTGACCACGATAGAAGAAAAACATCTGGTCCTCTAAAGAAGAACATGCACAGTTTAAGCGGACAAAGCCAAGGAGGGCATAAAAAGATCTTTCCGGGCGCCCAATCACTAAAGTCATTAAGCAAAGGCTTAATTAATGAAAATACTAATTATGATGAAGAACTCATGTTTACAAAATATGAACATTTAGCAGGTTTAATCAGAGCTTTGGAGAAGAACAAGAAAGATGAAAAATAACAAAAAAAGAAATGTTGGTTTTTTATACGAAGCTCTTGTTCGTGAATTAACAAAAGCAGTACTAGCAAAAGATACCGATAGACAAAATAAAGTTAAAAAGTGTTTGTTAGAGTTCTTTAATAAAGGAACCAATATTGGCAAACAGAGATCTTTATTTAAAAGTCTTATGGATACATCACCGCAAAATGAGCTAGAAGCACAGAGATTGGTTCAGCTATGTGTTGAAGAGAATGATAAACAAATAAATCAACAGAAGCTTTTTGAAGAGCAAAATAGACTTATTTCTTTTATTAATAGAGAAATAGGTCACGAACTTTATGAAAATTATGTTCCAAATTATAAGATTTTATCAACAATAAATGCTATGTTTAATAGAAACTTTAAGCCAGAAGAGAAGCTTTTATTTGAAAGAGTCTTAAGAAACGACATAATGACATTTAAAAAAGAAGAAAAGAAAGAACCGATTAGAAGCAGCGTTCTTTCGAGCTTTATTAAGATTTATAATAAAGAGTACGGCAGCAATCTATTGCCAGAATCAAAGCAACTTCTTAATCTGTTTATTACAAACGACGAGTCTCTTGAATATAAATTCTTTCTTAATGAAGAGATTGATAGAATCAAAACATTCCTAAAAGAATCTCTAAATTCTGATGAAGATGTTAAAGCTAATTCTGAGATTAAAGATAAATTAAATGAGGTTTACGGAAAAGTCGAATCTATTTCCAAAGAAAAGAAGCTGAACAAAGAACATATCACCCTTATCTTGAAGACACAGAAACTTATCAAAGAGATGGAAACAAAATAAATGAACGAAGAGCAACAGTTAAAAGTAAAATTGCTGGATATTCCGGATGATCCTCTTAAGATCAAATTAACTGTTCCAGAGGATGATAAGATTGTTATTCCGTTAAAGGTCAGAAAGAACCTAAACGGAACAATTTTTCTTTGTGATCATCCATTTATTGATATTGTTGTTGACCCAAACAAAAGAAAGATTTCAACATTTTCAAAAACAGATAAGAAGAAAGATACATATTCAATTCAAAAAAATCTATTTGACTTTCTTGTCAATGTCGGCCTTTTATCACAGGATGCAATAAAGGGTGGCTCAATTTACGGCTCCTTAGAATGTTCTTATCCAGATAATAAAGAGGTTGATGCTCTTGCCTCAATCATGATTGGTCTTTATAAGTTTATTGCCGAGGACAATAAGGCAACAATGTCATCTCGGGAATATGAAGAGAAGATTGAAGACCTTTATACCGATCCGGATGAAGACGAGACTACATCATTTGAAAAAGCAGCAAGCACACATAGAGACAGAAAAGGCTCAATCGATCCGAACGCAAAACCGTATGGCTTAGTCTATAGGATTTAATAAAATGCTTCTAAAAGAGTTTAAATATCAAGATAAACAGGATCTCCTTCGTAGTGAAGCTGGTTC